CAGGGTCAAGTTCAACCCGTTTGATAAACAGTTGTAAGCCCTCTGCCATGCGTGGGTCAAAACTTACAAAGTCACACCATTGGCGCTGAGTGCAAGCCATTTGCCATTGCATCTGTGTGTTGTACTTTTCAGGCACTTTTTGATCTAACAGAGTTTGGATATGTGTACTGCTGTTGGGCGCTTTTATCTCCACCAATCCAAACAACCCCACAAGCCCATCAGGGGACGCACCAGCCTCTGAAATGTTGGGGTGCAATACAAACCCAACCTCTTCAACTAAAACGTCTTTAGCGGACTCATAGGCGGCACGGGCAAAAGGTTCTTGTTCAGTCCCCCAAGCCATCGCTGCGTTGCTGTATGACTCTGCGGGTTTGCCTGTCATGCGTTCACACACAATTTGGGCAAGGTAGTTTTCCCTGCTGGCGCTTGGCCCTGTCTTGGTCTTGGCAATAATGTCTGCCACGCGGCTGGCGGTTACCTTGCCGCATCTAGCGGCAAACCATTCACTTGTTCCCTGTTCCATCTGTAATCTCCAGTTTTGTTAATAAAAGGGTGTATATAGACAAGTCAATTTGGCTGGCGGCTTTGTAGGCACGTTTACGCAAATCAGCGGTGCGGTCAAACTCAGGTATATCCTTGACCGCCCTTTCCAAATGCCACTGGGTTAATTCTTCCAAGGCGCGTTTTGCCATGACCAATGTGTCAAGTGATATTTCGTGTTTCATGCTTCCCTCGCTTTTAACATTGCGTCTGCCATTGCGTAGCACATTGATGCATAAACATTTTGTATTTGTTGTGCATCTTTAATCGAATGATGTTTTCTTTCCAATTCAGAAACAACTTTTGTCATTAATGTTTCCATTCCTCTTGCCGCAAAGTAGTCACGCAAGGTCATGCCTGTATCAAACCCTGATGGGCTTATTCCATTGGCGTATTGGTTTGTTGGAAATGCTGGTGGGTTATTCATTTGCCCTCCAACTGTGCTTTTTTGTCATCTTTGCTTTTAATGACTTTCTTTTGCCAAGCTGGGTCGCCATTGGCTGCGGCATAAGCTGTTTTGTAAGTCTTTTGCAATTCTTCTAGCGTGTTGGTTTCATCCATTGCCGCCATCAAGTCAGCTATTTGGTTTTCGTTGACCATAGATTTGATTTCTGTGCGGCGGCTGGCGGCTATACCGTCATCATCTTCAGGCGCAAGACCAGTAGCGGTTAGCAAACTGTACCTCCGCGCATAGGTCAACGCCGATCCAAAGCCCATAGCATCCAGTTTGGTGGCTGGAACGTGCAGCATTCCGCATTCCATGACTTCACCTGATTCATGCACAAAAATGGTTTCCAACAAAACCCCATCTTTGCATTCGTAGGTGCGTTGCATCAAGCCAATACCGTTGTCGTTTAAAGCCCCCACAACAGCATCAATGCAACTGGATAGGTCAGCATACTTAGAACGAAAATGCGGGTTTGTAGAGGTCTTTAAAGCCTTGCCAAACTGCTTCTGTGCTTTGACAAAGGCAGCGGCGATTTTGTTTCCAATTGGTGTTTCCATTTTGTTTCCTTAGTATGTGTAACGTGGGCCACAAGTGACTTCCACAATGGTTTCAACTGTGTAGCCATTGATCTTGCGTTTGGCGTAGATTGGGATAGCGCGAAGCCCTGATGACTCGCATTGCTTAACCCCATCAATTACTTCATTCCTGCCCATAGGCTGAATTTGTTTATCCATCACCAGTTCTTGGGTAGTGTTGGGAATGATGATTGGTTCAGGGCGTGGCGTGTACACGGGTGCGGGTTGCTGACTAGCGCAGCCAACCAATGCCAAGAGTAAAAGTGCGTATTTCATTTTGATCCTTAAAAAGTTTTGTTGAAATAACCGTTGATCACAGATGCAACGTGATGGCGGCTAGGGGGTTCATAGCCTGCTTGTTTTTTGACTTCTTCTTCAATCCACTTGAAGTTAAGTTTTGGAATGTCATAGGTAATGTCTAAGCCATCTTTGTAGACAAAAATGTCAAAGTACCCATCCATTTCATGATCTTCACCCTCAAACCAAGCCCATTTAACGGTGACTTCATCCCAAATCAAATAGGTGATGAATTCACCCTCATCACCGTCAGTTAGCATGATGCCCTCCAAACAAAAAGATCAAGGGCAACCACTACAATGGCTGCAATGGAGACAATCCACAGGCACACTTGCGCCCAATTGGTTGGTGTGGTGTATTTTTCTATTTCAAACATGGTTGTTCCTTTGTAGGGGCTTGCGCCCCATTTAGTTAAGCGTAAGACAAGCCTTGGAATTCAAAAGAATCAGCAATCTCCGGCGCAGCAGATTTGCGAATTTCAATTGAGATACAACCAACACCGTAGCGTTGAGCCAAGTAATCCTTGGCATCAGTAGTATTGGCAACCACCAAAATAGTAGTGGCGCTGAAATCGGTAGAGGAGAAAGTGAAATCGGTCATGTGACCTCCTAAAAGACCCTATGCGTTGTGCTGGGGAATGAATGTATTGTTAAGCAAACTTAACCACAGGTCAAGCACTATTTGCAATTATTTTCTAGGGACAAACCCTAGTGTTGCTATTTTGTTAATCTACCTTACAATTAAGCAATGACTAAACAAGAACTTACCAAACTCGCAGGGTCACAGAGTGAGCTTGCCAAAATATTAGGTGTTTCCAAGCCAGCGGTGTGCCAATGGAAAGAGAAAATCCCCGAATTAAGGTTGCGCCAGCTTAAAGACTTGCGCCCCGAATGGTTTACAAAGGAGAAAACATGAAAAAAGCACTTTTGGCGGTTTGGATTGCGGCATCAACCACAGTGGTTTGGGCATCTTGCACATACAGCACTTATTCGGCAAATGGTCGGATGTACACCTGTACAACTTGCTGCTATGGAAATAATTGCCATACCAACTGTTATTGATGTAACATTGTTTGAAACACGGCTAGGTTGGGCCTGATCTCCCAACCGAAAAGCGAGCCTCCCCGCCTGCCGAAGTTTCTTTGTCTATGGAGGACAGCGTAGGAAAAAAATGCACTTTTACCAATTCCATATTGGCGACTACAAGTCGCACACACATCATCTTTCGTTGATAGAAGATTTGGCATTTCGCCGACTTCTTGACCACTACTATTTGCACGAAGTACCCATAAAACAGCGCAACATTGCCCGTCAGATTGGTATGCGGGACAACGAACAAGAAGTTTTGGCAGTGCTTAACGAATTCTTTGTTTCAACTGAACAAGGCTTTGTAAACCCGCGTGCTGATGAGGAAATTTCCAAATATCGGAAGTTTTCTGAAGATGGTAAAAAAGGGGCGGCAATAAGGTGGCATAAGGGTAGCAATGGGGAGGCTAATAGCCCCCCTAATCCCACCCCAATAGCAACCAATAACCAAGAACCAATAACCAATAACCATAAACCAATTAAAGAGAGGGCAACTAGCGTTGCCTGCCCTTATGACGTAAGTCCACAGGTTTGGCAAGATTGGTTGCAATTGCGGAAAACCAAAAAAGCATCAGTCACCGAAACCGTGGTGAAAGGCGCAAGGGTTGAAGCTGGCAAACTTAACTGGACACTTGACCAATTTTTGATTGAGTGGTGTACCCGTGGCAGTCAAGGGCTAAAGGCTGAATGGGTTGTTGAAAAGCAGACAGCCACACAAAAAGCCGCTGCCAACATGAACCTTTTGACAAGGGGAATGTCAGGGCCGAAACCAGCGCCCTTTTGGGCTAAAACCGAAAACCTGGAGGTGATTCATGAAGAACCCAAACGATTGGTGTGATGTGGACGCTGGCTTTGATTACATCTTTACCCGCATGAGTGCAATCTACGGCGCAAACTTTGCGCGGCATTGGGATGGCATTGATTTGATCAATGTCCGCACTGAATGGCAGCGGCAGCTTGGTAAGTTTTTAACTTACCGCCCAAGCATGGACTACGCAATTGATCGACTTAACCCTGACTTTGTGCCAAGCGCCATCAAGTTTAGGGAATTTTGCAACGCAGGCCCAGCCATCCCGCGAGATGAACAGCAGATCACCTACAACCCCAAGCCTGTTGACCCTGAAGTGGTTGCAGAGGCGAAACGTAAACTTGCTGAGTTTAGGAAAAGCTATGAATCTTGACCACGCAAAAGCTATCCTTGACCGTGTGCGTGATGGCGTAGCCTACCCAAGCCACACAGTCAGAAAGGCGCTAGAAATGACGGGGGACATTGATGGACACATCAAAGGAATGGATGAGGATCACCGAAGCGCGGGAATGGATCAAACGCTACCGCAAGAAAGTGGTCGAGGAGGGGAAGCAGGAAGCCGCTGGGTGGTGGCAGATGACCTTATCCGACATAGCAAAAAAACGTGGTCGCGCCGCCGCTGACCAATTACGCCAAGACATGAATTATGAGACACGCAAAAAGAGTTGACGCAAACCAAGAAGCCATTGTTAAGGCTTTGCGGGATGCTGGCGCTTATGTGTGGATTATTAGCCTGCCAGTTGACTTGCTGGTTGGCTACAAAGATCACACGTTCTTAGTGGAGATCAAAACAGACGCTAGGAAGCGTTTAACAGCCCTACAAGCCGATTTTTTTGAGAATTGGTCTGGTAGTACCTTGGCGAGGGTTGATAGCCCTGAAGCCGCCCTACGCATGATTGGAGTATTGAATGAAAGTTGAACTGGGTGACGCAACGTTATATCTTGGAGATTGCATTGATATTTTGCCAACTTTGCCAAAGGTTGATGCGGTTATCACTGATCCACCTTACGGTATAAATGAAAACAGCAAAAAGGTTGCTAGTCGCGGAAAACTTGCATTCCCAAAAGATTACGGTGATTTTGATTGGGATAAAACGCCGCCAGCAGACAGTTTGATTGAATTAATCCGCACAAAAGGTGAATATCAGGCTTTTTTTGGCGGCAATTATTTTACGTTGCCACCTACATCTTGTTGGTTGGTTTGGGATAAATTAAATGGAAGCAATGATTTTGCTGATTGTGAACTTGCTTGGACAAATTGGCCTAAAGCTGTAAGACGTTTGCAGTGGCGTTGGAATGGCATGATTAGGCAAGGCAACGAAGAACGTTATCACCCCACACAAAAACCGTTAGAAGTCATGAAATGGGTAATGACATTATGCCCAAAATCGGATTCTGTACTTGATCCATTTATGGGTAGTGGCACAACAGGAATTGCAGCTATTCAAATGGGACGTAAGTTTATTGGGATTGAACGTGAGCCAAAATACTTTGACATTGCTTGCAAACGTATTGAGCAAGCCGCCGCGCAAGGTCAATTATTTGATACAGAAAAAACCAAACAAATTCAAGAGGCAATGTTTTAAATGAAACCTGAAGAAGCGGCACAACAGATTAGAAACAAAGCTCCAGCTTATGGTGAAGCCAAAGCCCAACGGGTTTACCTTGAAGAATTCCGCAAAAGCCAAAAAGCCTTGTTGATGAAAGATGCCCTAGAAATGGGATATGAGGCGGCAAATGCCCAAGAACGGGAAGCCTACGCCGACCCAAAATATCACCAGTTACTCAAAGGCTTGGCGGCGGCAATTGAAAAAGAAGAAACCTTGCGTTGGGAAATTGAAGCGGCAAGGCTAGATATTGAGGTTTGGCGCACAAGGGAAGCCACAAATAGGGTGCAAGATAGGGCGCACCAATGAACACAGATGTAATGTTTAGCCAAGAAACAGACATTTGGGCAACACCACAATGGCTTTTTGACGCATTAAATAAAGAATTTGGATTTTCTTTAGACCCTTGCACAGATGGATCAAATTCAAAATGTAAAAACTTTTTTTCAATTTTTGATAGCGGATTATTAAAAGATTGGGGAACTGAAACAGTTTTTATGAACCCGCCATATAGCCAATGTTATGACTGGATGCACAAGGCTTATGGCGCATCAAGAGATGGGGCTACTGTTGTTTGTCTTGTGCCATCAAGGACAGACACGGATTGGTGGCACAAATTTGCAATGAAAGGCGAAATTAGATTTATTAAAGGCAGGCTTAAATTTGGAGATGCAACCAACAGTGCGCCTTTTCCTAGCGCCATAATTGTGTTTCGTCCTAAAGAATTTAAGTTAGTTTCACAATGAAATGTCCCGAATGTGGAACTTGGACAATCGTTAAAGAAACCCGAATAAGCACAGGTAACAGCCGCCGCCGCAGACTTGAATGCGCTAATGAACACAGATTCACAACCTTGGAGACAATAATTGTTTCAAAAACATCAATACATCAGAAGCAAAAAGCTACTAAAGCTGGTGGCGGGGCTTGACTGCCAAGCCTGCGGGTCAGGCAATATGGTGCAGGCAGCACACACAAACTGGGGCGGTGGTAAGGGTCGCGGCATTAAAGCTGATGACAACCTAGTGGCGGCGCTGTGCCTTAAATGCCATTTTGAGATTGACCAAGGCAAAGACTTGACCAAAGATGAACGCCAGCAAATGTGGTTGGCGGCGCACATGGGAACGGTTCATGCGTTAACTGGCGCTGGGCTATGGCCTGCTGACGTTCCTGTGCCTACAATGGAAGAGCAGTTGTCTTAACAGGGGGGTGTTGCGCCCCCCTTTTTTTTGATATAGTGGCAATATGAATCATGAAGTAGCCGAATTCGTAGCGCACCTGTTGCACAGTTCAACGGTGACGCATTTCATGCATTGGTCAAGCACCAATTATGCAAAACATAAGGCGTTGAAAAAATATTATGCAAAAATTATTGACTTGGTTGATAGATATGCCGAAGCGTACATGGGCAAATATGATCAGCTTAAAAAATTTCCTGAAGAATTTCATACAGAAAAAGACCCAGTAAAGTATTTGGAAAACATGAAAGAATTTGTGGAAGAATCCCGCAAGGAACTGCCACAAGACACAGAATTGCAAAATTTGGTGGATGAAATCGCCGACTTGATCAATTCAACTTTGTATAAACTGAAGTACCTTGAATAAGGAAAAACCATGAAAAACATGATGAAGAACGAACCCAAGGGTTACGGCACAAAAGCCACAATGGCTGGCAACCCCAAGGCATCCGATGGCACAGGCGAGCATGGAAGCGCCAAAAAGGGCATTCCAGCCGCCAAAACCAACATGACAGGTGCTGACAAGGCATTTGATGGTGGACGTTCTAGCGGCGTTTGCTACACCCATGATCGGAAATGTAGCCAGTAATGGCAAGCTGCGCCGACTGTAAATTTTTTTTGAATGCTCAGATCATGGGCAGTTGCCGCCGTTATCCACAGACAATTAACAGGCACATGAACGATTGGTGCGGAGAACACGCATTAATTGAACGAGTGATGGTTGATTTGCCTGTGTATGACATTATGACCGACACCATTTCTGAACCTAAAAAACGCGGAAGAAAGCCAAAGAATGATCAAGCCCCTGCATGACCGTGTAGTTGTTCGCCCAAATGTTCGTAAGTTGTCAGACATTATTTATGTCAACAACAAGGAATCATTTAACGAGGGAACGGTTGTGGCGGTTGGCCCAAAGGTTGATCAGACTCAAGTTGGTGACTTCATTAAGTACGGCAATGGGGATTATCTGAACTGGCCTGTGCATCACATTGATGGGCAGGATTATCAAATTATTCAAGAAGCCGACATTTGTGCGGTAGTGGAGGCGTAATGGCAAAAGCTGGACTTTATGCAAACATTCATGCGAAACAAGAACGCATTGAGGCGCAAAAGGCTGCGGGTAAAAAGCCTGAACGCATGAGAACGCCGGGTTCTAAAGGCGCACCCACCGCTGCCGCATTTAAGCAATCTGCCAAGACTGCCAAAAAATGAAGAAGCACGACAAGCCCATTTCACACACCACCACGGGTAAGGGTAAAACCTACAACCCAACAGACAAGGGTGCTGGATTGACCGCTAAGGGTCGTGCTGAATACAACGCAAAGAACAACGCAAATTTGAAACCGCCTGCCCCCAACCCCAAGACTAAAGCAGATGCTGGGCGAAAAGCCAGCTTTTGCGCTAGGATGGAGGGGGTAGTAAAAAACGCCAAAGGCCCTGCCGAAAGAGCCAAGGCATCCCTTAAAAACTGGAACTGTTAAAGGAAAATATCATGTCAAACTCAATCGCCATCGGCGTAGCGTACAAAGACCAAGAAATCGTGGGTGGAACACTAGACAACAGCACTATTGGTGCAACCACACCATCAACTGTTGTTGGCACAACCGTATATGCCACTAGCGAAGTTGGTTACTCCAGCGAAGCGCAAGGCACTGTGACCCAAGCCACCAGCAAATCAACTGGCGTGACCTTGAACAAGAGCATGGGCAAAATCACCATGAATGCCGCATCTTTGGCTGCTGGCGCAAGTGTGACATTTACTTTGACCAACAGCGCAATTTCTGCAAATGATGTGGTGATTGCAAGCATTTCTGGCGGTGGTACTGCTGGCGCTTATTGGCCTTACGTTTCTAGCCAAGCCGCAGGGTCTGCCGTGATTGGTTTGTGG